CCTCTCATATTGTAGGCGTTGTAGGAGTTTTTGGAGTTTGAACGGCGGGCGCCGTTTCGGAAGGTTCGCTTAGAAGAGCGGCGGGACATTCTGCGTTTTCGCATTGTATTTCCTTTTCTAGGAAGGAGATTTTTGAGTGGATCATTGCCACTCGGGTTTCAGCTCTGAAGAGCTGTTCTTTGGATTTGTTGAGAAGATCCTTGAGATGAGCCATTCGTTTTCTCATGGATAGTTTCCGTGCCAAAGGCAGGAGGGGGGATCAACAGCCACGTCGACGTGGATGTGATCCGGGTATATACCAATACGGTTGAAGTCCACAGCAAGCAAGGCTTTTAAGATGATGAGGCGAGTTTTTGAGTTAGTGCAGAGGATGTCTACTGCTAGTCCTTTGCCGTGTGTTCGTGGATCGTTTTGTCGGTATGTGGACGTAAGTATGAAGGGAGTTTCTGCTTTATTTCTCGCCCAATCGAGTTTTAGAAGGAGATAGGTGGACATTTGGTCCGGATTAGAGAATTCGGAGCGTTTGAAGTGGCGTAGGTATTGGTAGATTTGAGACATTTTGAGTCTCGTTTTTGAGTGTGGAAGTTGAGCTGAGTTAGGTCAGCTGGCACATATAAGACAAGTAAGGGATGTGCCGTGCAGGAGCGCAGCTCCTGGAGGGGCCACCCAGGTCGCAGCGAGCTGCTCCCCGGGAGACCCCTTTTTAACCTCATTGAATGAGTGAGTTTTTCGGATGATTCCGAGGTAGTTCTGGGATTGCATAGCCTCTAGCTAGCATCTCCAGGACTGTCGCTCGGTGGAGCTGGTGGAGTTGGTTCCGGGACAGGTTCTGCATCTCTTTCGGCAAGTAGTGATGCACGTTTCTCCGGATCGTGCGACGTATCCAGCCAAGTGGCCACGTCATGGTTGAATTCCTCTCGGATTTTCGAGGGTAGTTTCATGAATTCGGCTTCGGCCGCTTTAGCGTGGCGCATTACGTCGGCGAAGTCTGTGAATTCGGTTACGTCTTTGTAGGTGTTTTCAATTTGATTCAGATGTTCAATAATTCCAGTGGAACTATATTTTTCGACAATCTTTTGAATGTCGGTTTGATCGGCTTCGTACTGGACAGTCATTGACGGTTGTTCGTTTATGGTTTGGACGCGAGGGCGTCCCCGGTAATCGAGTTGTTCAGCCATTATTTTCCGCCGATTGAAGGTAGAGATTGCATGATGTATTTAATCCAGGCCAGCGTTTGGCCTGGCCCAGAGCCCGCAATATTTGCGAGATTTTTCATATTAGGAATTTGCAGCTGTTGAAGTCTAGCAAGGGCCGCCGCTGAGTTTGCGTCGGATTCGTGTTTCCGCCAAAGCGGTCCCGGGTGAAATTTTCTATCGGCCGTGGTGGTTCCCCACAGCCTATTGAGCCAATCCTGATAAATTTTTTCTGATTGGCTTTTTTGCGTTCGGGTTACCGTTTCTTTGATTTGTTCCCTTACGAGTTTCAGTTGAGCCTGAACGGTTTTGGCTTGCATAGCAGAGCCGACGGCGGGTGATACAATGTCTTGTTGGGTAGCTGAGGAGCCGCCTGGGGTCCCTGCGGACCCCTGGGAATATGCTAGTGCCGGATTGAGGCCAGCGGCGGTTAAATCGGCTACAGTGGTTTGCCACTGAGTGGAACGCATCCGTTCTTGAAATTGCCGATTTTTGCGTGCTTCCTCAGCACTGGCTTGATTTGCCATGTAGCCGCCAGCTAGCGAGCCGGCGGCGGCGATGCCGGCGGGTATATAAGCCCCCCAGTTCGTTCCCCCCCCAGGAGAGGGGGGGATTGGATTGGTTTGCGGTAAAGGCATTAGAAGTTAGTCCCCATAAGTGAAGGGATTGAGTGGACCGGGATCGGTCGGGCGCATTTGTAGTTGAACCAGAGATCGAGAAGGAAGTCTTCACCCGTCGTCGTGGTGATGACCCGAGACATTGGCGTCTGATCTTCAATGAACGTCTGGTTGAGAGACGGAGTGTCCGAGAAATCTTCCGCAAGATGCCAATGAGAAATGGCAAGAGCAGTGTCAGGGTTCATGATTCCGACGAGTCGGGATTGTTTAAACCGATATTCGGCCCAGCGTTCCTGGTAGCCGAAGGTCAATTCGTCGGTGGTTGCACCATCGTTTTTAACGAAGATTTCTTTATTAAGGATGGATTGCTCGCCCAGATTGGCGAGTGCGGGGACGTAGAAGTCATAGCGGGTAGAACGGGACCACATTTTGTCAAGTCCCTGAAAGTATGTAATGTCTCCCCGGGCTCGGACGAGACCTAGAACGTAGCCATGTTCGGTAAAGGATTTAGCCCAGCCGTGGCCGTTGATCTGGCCAGTGCCGATGCCTCTGAGTTCGCCCTGTTCTACGGTCGCGGTATCGGAGGTATTGGCTACGGGGGAAACGTTGATGAAGGATTTTCCGCCGCCCAGATATTCGGGGCGTTGAAGGCGAAAGTCGGGGGAGGTTACCCCGAAGTGAGATTTGATGAGTTCTGTGTACCGGGTCCCACCTCGTGCATCACGCTCAAGAAGGCGTTGAATAGCTACGGATTCCCGTAGCGTGTTAATAGAGATATCGGAACCGGCAACGGTCACCTGGAGGGCCGTGCCGGTATTGGAGTTAATCATGTCAAGGAGAGCGCCCGAGGCATCTAAGTCCTGCGGGTCCCCGGCTGTATCGTCAATTTTTAATGGACTACCGAACGTCGTATCCGCAAACACATCCACCGTTTGGGCAGGTACAGAGAAGGTGGAGGCGTCGCCTTTTTGCAGGTAGGGAAGGGCTGAGGTGAAGTAATCGTGCTTCTTCGCAGATTTCCGGAGCAGGTAATTGGACGAGGTATCAGGGCCATTCCCGGTCGATACAGTGATTTCGGCGATGAGCGATTGGTCCCTGAACCATTCGTTATACACAAGGTTGTAACATCTGAAGGGTAAAGCATTTACTGAGGTAGATGCAGTTAGAAGTCCGTCAGGGAGTCCCATTTGCGCTCCCATTCTTCCGAATTGGGAAGGTAGGACTTCATGATCCACGGTTCCCGTGGAGAGAATTGGAATAGTGTAGTCCGTGTCTTGGGCTCCAGCGGCGTCATGCTCGCCGTTAAAGTAGGCCCAGTTGTCCCATACGAGTCGACAAGGGACAAAGAAGAAGAAGGTTTCAAGCTCGATGTTATCCATCATTGGAGCATCGAGAGGGGAGAAGATACGGGCGATGCCGTTAAGGCTGCACGTGAAGGTATCTCCTGGGAGGACTTCGTCCACCAGGATTGGGTAAATATAGGAGGCATCAAACGTAGTTTTTAGGCCATGTGAACGGTCGAATTGAGATCGACCGACACGGACTTGAGGCTCTTGAGCGAATTGATTTGTTCGGGGTCTCCGAACGTTTACCATATCAGCCATTGGTTTTTTCCAGTGGGAGTTGGGTTTGTTCTACGAAGGTAATTGCGACGCCTAAAGATGTAGGACCGATGCCCTCAAGGAGGGCGTTCATGGGGTTGAATTCCCCGATGTGAAACAGAGTGTAATCTTCGGGGAAATTGTTGAATTGGTGACCGTCGGTGTTAATGATTTTCCGGAATTCCCTAAGAGCGAATTCTATTGAGGGAGCCACGAAGGGGTCGAGATAGGCCCCAGCGGCGGAGTCGTAGACGGTGAAGAGATGCTTGTTCATATTTTGGTCCTTTGGGCGTAGAGGCGATCGCGTGAGTTATGAATTTTTTCTTTTGCTGTCAGTTTTTCGGGGGGAAGCCATACGGCTTCCTGGTCTCTTTTTGCTTTTACATCTGCGATGATTTGAGGGTGGTTATTTTCCATCCATTTATCATAGAAGCGGGGTGGTTTGTATTCGCGGCCTTTCATTACCACGAAGTCCCTGGGGTATACGTCTCGCCAGTATTTTTGGATCCATCGGAGACCGATGGCAGGTCGCCGAGACATACGAGAGAACTCCTGTTGGAGTTCGACGAGTTCCCCAGTCTCGGGGTGGACCCGGGTATAGGCTTCGGGGTGGGCCGCTTTTGAAATTTTCTTTTGTACGTAACCCGCTACATAAGAGGCGGATCCAGGGGTAACGGAGGAGAATTCTGAGAGGCCATGAGGCCAATAATTTTCCAGAGTTGGGGACCGCCATACAGGATGGCTAGAATGAGAAGGAATAGGACGCTTATCCAGAAGGTCAAGACCATACAGCACCGCATGGTAGTGTGGCCGTTGGGTGCTTTCCCCGTATTCGCCACAGGCGAAGTATGAGATTGTTTTGGGAGGGTAGTCCCGACGCATGGATTTAAAGAAGTCTTGAAGGTCCGTAGGATATAGCGAACCATTTTCGGGTATGCTTTCGTCGTTGTAGGTGAGGGTTAGAAACCAGGAGCTGGAGTGCATTTGGGTTTCGTGGAGGATTCTGAAGGCCCAGTCACGGGCCTGTTTTGCGCGGCACCCTTTGCAGGAGCCGCAGGGTACAGTTTGAGCCACCCAGATTTTTCGGCCATTGCCGTGTGGGGAGTCCTTCGGTACCCCTATTTCTATTGGGTGGTAACACGCCATTAGAGTCGGATGCCCCCTCTCATATTGTAGGCGTTGTAGGAGTTTTTGGAGTTTGAACGGCGGGCGCCGTTTCGGAAGGTTCGCTTAGAAGAGCGGCGGGACATTCTG